GAAATAGAAGCAGATTCAGAAGAAGAAGCAGAAACAATATATTCGATGATGGATGATAGAGAACTGTTAAGACAATCAATTGAAGATAGCTGTACGGATTGCGAAACTGAAATGTTATCGATAGATCGTAAAGGGGAGTAAATATGGATATACTACAATTCATATTCCAAGACTTTTGGCATTTTTCAGGATCGGTTATTCTTATAGCGGTATTTCATCCAATAAATTATGAAGGTAGTAAAAACAAACACCTAATTAGTTATGAAAAAAATAAGGAGGATGACAAATGAATAATATACTAACAATAAACAACGTACGCGCATACATCGACAAAGACGGTAATGCTTATCTAAGCTTAGCCGATTGCGCACGAAGATTAGGATTTACGACCATAGCCACAAGTGGCAACGAAGTAATTAGGTGGGCTAGGGTAAACAAGTATATAGAAAGTTTTAGCAACAACAAATTTTCATCAACATTAAATAGTGCTTCATTTATTCCAGAAAGCATATTTTACAGATTAGCAATGAAGGCAAACAACGACGCAGCAGAAGCATTTCAATCGATCGTATGCAACGAAATAATACCTGCCATCCGCAAAACAGGATCGTATAACCTGCCACAGATGACACAACAGGAAATACTAATTGCCACACTCAAAGAGCAGCAGAAGATTGCTGTACGTGTCGATAATCAAGATGTAGCCATTAAAACGATCAGCAACAAACTAGATAACCAAATGACAATAGATCACGCATCATGCAGAAAAATGCAAAAAGAAATAGCCTTGCGCGTATACACAAGACTATTAGAAAATGGATATTCAGAAAATGTTGGAGGCCCTCTCTGCAAAGATAGTTACATCAAAGAAAAACGAAAATACTTCTCAGGTCTGCATCGTGAAATTAAAGACCGATTCGCTGTATCATCATATACAGACGTTAAGCAAAAGGACTTTGATTCATGTATAAATTATATCAAAAATTGGATTGAAAAACAATGAACAATAAAAAGGTAAAAAGTTTTTATAAATATAATAAAAAACAACGCATATTTACACAAGTCATAGAACAACATTGTTTTGTCTGTAAAAAACTAGAATCGTGTGAGGACTGTAACCACTGGTGTACGCGGCACTACCCGATATTTAAAATTAGAAAATGTATTTTAAGATCATCTTTAAAACATACTAGGAGGCTATAAACTATGAAATATGGAGTTGAATTACCTATAGTAGGTAGCTATTACGTAGAAGTAGAAGCAAGAACACCAGCAGAAGCTATTGAAAAAGCATTAGCGCAGCAGTGGGACGATGAAAACATAACTGAAATTTACACAACAAAAGAAGTATGCACAGGAAATGTTTGTCATGCACCAATTAGTGCGGCAGGTACAAACGAAATAAAATAGGAGGTACGTTATGGAATATGCTTGGAGTTTTAAAGAAAGCGGAACTTATAACGGCGGGTTTGAAAGTATTGAAGAAGCGTTAAAGGACGCAACGTTTGAATCTAATCACGCGTATTACAAAAATAATAAAAACGAAAAACAAACAAGATGTTTTATTGGCGAACAGATTGAATTTAAGCCAAAAATTGATGCTGATGACATTATTGAACGCTTGCAAGATAGTGCAGATGATTTTTCAAATTAATACGCTGATGACTATTTGACAAATATTACTAACGATGAAAAGTTAGATCTTGAAAAATCGCTACAAAAAGTATTTGACGATTGGGAAACAAAAACAAAAAACAAGGCAACATTTTTTAACATTGAAGATTCGAAAGAATATTTACTATATTAAAATAAACCAATCTAGAGGATGGCTAAACGCTGTCCTCTTTTTATATTTATAAATGTTTACAAAAGTAATACAAATGTAGTACAATAAACGCATGAGAGATAATAAAGATAAAACGTATAGCTTTAGGGATTCACCACAGCTTAAAAACGATATAGATAGGGCAGCCATAGCAACCGATATAAAGAACAGCGAGTTCTTGCGGTGGGCTGTAAGAAAGGCAATAAAGGAGGTGCTAGGCAATGGGGAAAATGGTGTGTGAAGTTATTCCGGTAGCAAACTTTAGAGAGCGCATGGCGGTTACAATCGAATTATTAATTAAAGGAGCGGTAGTTGAGAACATGGGCAACTATTTACTAGTAACATATGGATGATTTATTCGACAGCATTGAAGAAATAGACGATATATTCTTAGAACAGGAGAATGAACAACATGAAAAGGTAGTCGCGCTCAAGATGGCTACTGATTTAGAAAGTGGCGTAATCTCAAAAGAAGCAACAAAAAGGCAACTTAAAAATTGGTTTTGTAAAGTGTTCTTCAAATACGAATTAGACGTTTCGTGTGAAGACCTGTTCGAGATAGCAAAACAAAATAGGATCACAATTATAGGCTAACTTTGTTAGTCTATTTTTGTGTTATAATTTAGCAAAGGAGGTCGAGAAATGATAGATAATATTAAGATGCTATTAGGAATAGCTTCAACCGATACCACAAAAGATACGATGATAAACTATTGGATCGCCTACTACACTAAAATGATATTAAAGTATTGTCATCAAACAGAATTAGGTGATGATTTACAAACCATCTTAGAACAAATTGTTGTAGAAAAAATGGGCGGTATCGGCGGTGGCGGTGTGATTGAACAGCAAGACGCTTCAAACATCAAATCTATTACGCGCGGAGATTATAGCGTATCATACGATTTAAACGCCACCAATACGCTTGACACGATCGCAGTTAGATTTCAAGGGCAACTAAACCTATATCGGAGGTTGGACTTATGAGCGCGATATCATCGACATATTTCCATAAGTTTTCAGTCAATCGAATGGAATATGTTACGAATGAGTTTGGACAGGAAGAACCAAAATACGCACCGGTTGAAACTCTACAGAATCTAAAATGCGGATTTTCTCAGTTTAGTAAAAGCAAAAAGAATCAATCCGATTCAATGACGGATACCGCAAACGTAATCGTAAATACGCCTAAACTATTTTGTAGTCCAGAATTTGAATTGAAGATAGGCGACAGAATAACCATTTATAGTGGTTCGCGTAACGTAGGTGAGTTTGTTGCGGACTATCCATACATTTACCCTACCCATCAAGAAGTACCACTATACAGAAAGGTGGAGGGATAATGGCAAGCGGTAAAAACTATGTATTCAAAATTGATAGTGGTGGATTCAAGAAATACATGAATGCTATTCTATTCAACTTTCCTAATTTTAAGAAGAAGTTACTTATTAATTTAGGAAACAGATTGATTGCTAAAGTTAAATCATATACGCCTGTCGATACTGGACTATTACGGAGAAGTTGGTTTTTAGGTAATCCTGTCGTGACAAATAACACGGCAGAAATAGAAATAAAGAATAATGCAAAGTACGCGGCAGCGGTTGAGTTTGGTTCTAAACATAAAAACGGTGGATTTACTCCGGGCAGAATCATGCTAAAACAGGGCATGGCTGAAATGGAAGTGCAGACACCAAAAATAATGGAAGATGAAATTCAAAAGTTTGTTGATTCTCAAAAGTAAGGAGGTAAAATATGTCAGTAAGTTACAACGACCTTGCATCAGGTATAAGCAAGATATTGAAAACAACCTTACCAACTCATAATATGTACACGGAACCAATCACGCAAGGCATGGTAAGACCTGCATTCTTTATTAACGTTATACCTGTATCGTGCTTGAATCAAAACAAATATTTCAGAGAGCAACGCACGCTTATTGATATTAGCTATTTTTCTGATGAATTGCCAGACCTTCAAAGCAATACAAAAAATAACGCAATGGCAAATAGTTTAGAAAACATTTTAAACTGTGATTTAAAAATATTAGACAGAAATTTAAACCTATCAGAAATAGAGTTTAACACCGAAGACCGCGTGTTACACGCAACGTTTACGTTAATGTGGTATAATGAAAATGAAGTCACAGAAGCATACTTGGCAGGGTTTCAGATCATGCAGAAGGTTTACATTGATGGTGATTTGGTCGTAATGACTGAAAACGGAACTTACAGAAGCCAAGGTAAGTTTTACATTCAATGTACCGATGCAGACGTAGCCGCATACAAGGCGGCAGGACAATTAAGGAGGGGAACAAATGGCAGGACTACCTAGAATTAATATTAAGTTTCAAACATTAGCCGCAACGTTAATTGCTCGATCTCAAAAAGGGATTGTTGCTCTTATTTTGCTAGATGATACGCTTATAACCGGAGACCAATTCGTATACAATATCATTGACGAGGTAACGGACGCATGGACAGCCGATAACCTTAAATCTATCTCGTTGTGCTTTGACGGTACACCTAGAAAGGTTTACGTGCAAAGAATCGGGGCTACAGCACCAACATTGAACACGGCATTGTCAGCTTTAGGAAACCGTAAGTGGAATTATTTAGCGGTACCGTCAGCGACGACCGAACAGCAAAGCACTATTGCGTCTTGGCTTAAATCTAAACGAAACGTTGATAATAAGACATATAAATACGTAGTTGGCGGCTTAACGTCCGATGATATGGGTATCATTAATTTTGATAGTGATAATGTACTGGTTGGTACAAAGACGTATAGCAAGACAGAGTTTACGCCGCGTATTGCAGGACAAATTGCAGGGTTGCCAATTGATAGATCATTAACCTATCAAACTTTTTCCGATGTAACTGGATTTGATGAATTACTCGATGATGATGCAAGGAGTGCGGCAATCGATGCAGGTAAATTAATCTTTATCAACGATGGCGAAAAGATTAAGATTGCTCGCGGTATTAACTCGCTTACCACTACAACTGCAACGCAAGGTGCAGTATTTAAGAAAATTCGTATTGTTGAAATTGTCGATATGATTCGGGATGATTTGACCGACACGATTCGCGATAATTATATCGGAAAATGGCTAAACACATATCAAAACAAATTATTGCTTATCGGCGCAATCAATGCATATTTGTCAGAATTACAGGTTGAATCAACACTTGACCCTAATTACAAGAACTTATGTAAAATTGATGTAACCCAGCAAACAATTTATTTAAAAGGATTAGGCGTGGCAACTGATGATATGACAACGGCTGAAATTGAACAGTACAACACAAACGATCAAGTATTCTTACAACTTAATATCAAACCAGTCGATTCGATGGAAGATTTTTCAATCGCTGTATACTTATAAGAGGGAGGTTAGAAGATGGCAGGTATAAGAGGTAATAGAGTTATCAATGGTTCAAAAGGTCAGCTATGGAAAGATGGCACACTTTGGGCAGAAGTTATAAAAGTAGAATCAAAAGCAAAGATCAACCGTGATAAAGTTATGTTTGCAGGTTCTATCGATGAAGATTCAAAAGTAACCACAATCAGTTGTGACGGTTCTTTTACCATTAACAAGGTATATACTCGCGAAAGCGAATTTGTAGAAGCTATGCAGGACGGTACAGACGATAGATTCCAATTGTTCATCACTCTTGACGATCCCGATGCATACGGCAGAGAATCGGTTAAACTTGAAAATTGCTGGTTTAATGAAATTACAATTGCACAATTTGAAGCTGGAAAAGTTCTTGAAAGAGAATTTCCGTTTGGTCACACGTTTACAGACATTTCATATCCAGAAACAATCTCATTATAATTTAAATTAACGGAGGAATAATACATGCCTAAAATTAAATCCATCCAAGAACTTATCGCCATGAAACAAGCTATTCAAGATGGTAAGAAACAAATCAAAGAAATTTACATCAAAAGCCTTGATACCACATTTAAATATAAAGAAGCAAGCCGCGCCGATATTATTGCAGTTAGAAAAATGGATGATGGTGACGCAGACCCTTATCTTATCTTGAAACATGTTGTCGAACCAAACCTAAACGATAAAACGTTACAAGATGCATTTAACAAAGGCGGCAAACCGTACGACATTGTAGATGCTATGATCAAACCGCTCGAAGTTGGCATGTTAAGTAGTGCAATCATTGGCAACGGCGCAAATGATGTGGTTGCAGAAGTAAAAAACTAATTCAGAAGGATGCAGATTTTTGTTTTTTAGATTTCTTCATCCTTCGCGGTCATAAAGATTCTGATTTACTTGAAGTTATGAATGATCCTTGCAGATACGTACTATACCAAGGAATCATGAAAAACTATTGGGAACAGCAAAAAGAAAAGAATAAGCAATGATAAAATAAGCTATAGCCGCATAGGTTGTAGCTTATTTTTGAAAGGAGACAATATGGCATTTAGTTTAAAAGGAATACTATCTCTCGACAATACTGGATTTGTCCGCTCTGTAAAAGATTCTACTTCCGCAGTCGATGGGATGAAAGGATCAACTGATAACGCAGGAACCAGCCTAAAAAACATGGTTATTGCAGGTGCAGGAATAGCAGGTATAACCTTTGGCGTAAAGGCGGCGTTCGACACATTTGTGACGTTTGAAAAGAAAATGTCTAACGTAAAAGCTTTGATTGGTGGCGTGTCCGATGATGAAATGACACAGCTTAACGACAAAGCCAAGGAAATGGGCAGAATAATGCCGGCTAAAGCATCAGAGGCAGCCGATGCAATGGCAAACCTAGCAAGTGCTGGTTTCTCTACGAACGAAGTTTTACAATCAGTAGAAGGAACTTTGTACTTAGCACAAGCAGCCACCACCGATATGGCTACCGCTGCCGATATATCATCAAGCGCAATACGTGGATTTGGTCTAGCGGCTTCCGATGCCGGACACGTATCCGACGTACTAGCAAGGACAGCAGCCGACACAAACGCAGGAATAATCGATATTGGTGAAGCGATGAAATATATTTCGCCAGTAGCACACGCGGCAGGTCAAGGAATAGAAGAAATGTCTGCTGCAATCGGCGTGATGGCTAACAGCGGTATAAAAGGTTCTCAAGCAGGTACAACATTGCGTGGAGCGTTAATACGTCTTACAAAGCCACCTAAAGAAGCTAGAATGGCGTTAGAATCATTAGGGGTGTCGGCATTCGACCAGCAAGGAAACATGAAACATCTTAGCGATATTATGGGGGAATTGGGAAACAAAACCGCAGGTCTTACGATGGAGCAACGCAATGCGGCAATCGGTCATATATTTGGTACAGAAGCACTGAGTGGAATGTTATCTCTTATGCAAGCAGGAAAACCAGCCATAGACAAATTGACTGATTCCTTAAAAAACTCTACAGGAGCAGCAAAGGAAATGGCTCTCACTCAAACTGACAACGTATATGGAGCATTGCAAGATATAGAAGGAACGTTTGAAACATTTCAAATTAACATGGTAACTAAGTTTGCACCAACAATTAAAAATGCATTATTAAGCATAAATAATGTTTTGCCTAAAATGAGCAATGAATTTGAGTATGTTCTTGATACTCTTATCAAAAACTCAGATCAAGTGTGGTTATTGGTCGACGCATACACAGCTTATAAAGCAATTATGATTGTAACAAAAGGTGTGGAGTGGGCGTTGATGGGAGCAATAGCCGCAAAAAACATCGTAATGGACGCAGGCGCGGCAATAACATTAGGGTATACCGCGGCTACAGAAGCAGGAAGTATTGCAACCGGGGTATTTACTACAGCAAACCTATTACTAAATGACGTACTTATGGTTAACCCATATGTAGCCGCAGCAGTAGCGATAATTGGTATAGGAACAGCGTTAGTTTTTGCTTATCAAAAATGTGCATGGTTTAAAAATGAAGTTGATTACGTTGCAGAATCATTGCATAGTTTAATAAATCAAGTGGGTACATTTTTAGGATTGATAGCACCATTAAAAGGACATATGTCATTTAAGGCAATAGACGATTTTAGAGAAAATAAATTTACAGGTTTAGGCGGTGGAGATCAACAATCATTTGCCAGTGCTGACTTATCTACTCCAATTCAATCAGTAAGCGGTGGTTTTCAATTCGGCGGTGCCAATATCGG